TAGTCCATCACCGTAAAACACCACTTCAGCGTCTTGCGTTTCTATGAATTTCTCCATTTCAATCGCAGATTGAAGCATCTGGTGCGTTGTCTGGAATGTTCTCAAACCAACTCTGACCATGATTTTAGTCTGATCTTTGCCAGTGTGAGCACCCGCGTGACGGTTTTTTACAAACGAACAATCCATGCCATGAATGTCAAACCGGCGAAACCCTAAAGCCGCCGAAACATTCATTGCCCGCATTCCTACGCTCGAACCGCCACCTATCAGGCTTTCCATTCCCTCTGGATGGTGCTGGGCAACCCATGCCACCGTCTCAAAATCATCTCCATTCACTAAATGCCATACCTTAACATTTTTCCCTTTAAGGGTCTCCCAAAAGTTTGGATGGCAGACCGAGGCCATCAGGTACTTTGTGTTTTTCTGAGGTTTTCTCAACATCTCGGCCTTGTGCGCTCTGGGGTCACAGTCCACATGAAAGTCAGGGATAACGCCCCTCTCCACCAAATAGTCATGCGCCCCTGAGACCGTCATGATTGGGTGCTTGAGCTGCCGCCAAGTGTCCTCAAGGCTTGGCCCATAACACGCAATGGTCATGCGCCGGTCGTTGAATTTGCCCTTTTTCTTCAGCAACGGTAAGTGCATTGATTTTGCCATTTGCTCATGGCGCTCGGCGTTGGTTAAGACCCCTTTAAGCATTCCACCCTCATGTCACGAAATGGAAAATGGTATCTTGGCTCGCAGAATGTGATGTTCTGCATTCCTACCGACTGCAACATATCGTGCAATGGGCGCTGAAACCAGCCCCAACGGTGGCACATTTCCTCGGCCTTGTACTTTGGGTCACCCCACAGGGCATAGGTGGTCATAAAAGGCTGTAACGGCTCTTTAGTGATCACGCAGTTGGATACATAGGCAAACACTTTGTCCATGCAAGGAAGCTCTAGGATCATCTTGCCGCCTGGCTTTAACACCCGCTTCCACTCGCTCAGTAGGTCGTAAACTTCCCATTCGTAAAAGTGCTCTAAAACGTGAATTGCCGCCACCGCATCGGCTGAGTCGGTTGCCAGCTCTAGTTTTCTAAGGTCGCATTTGATGTCGGAAATATCAGAATGCAAATCTACGTTTATCCAACCGTCCCATTTTTTCTTTCCGCATCCAAGGTTGTAGGCCGTCTCGTAGCTGTCTTCCACTTGTCGATCAGTGTTTGAGGCGAGAATTCTTCCATCACGAACTTCTGCGCCTTGTAAATAAGTTTTTTCATGTCCTGTTGTTTTGTCCATTCGATGCCCTCTTTGATGTTGCCGATGTAAATGGGAAAACCCTCTAAGGCTGGATGCGGCTCTGCAACCACAAAACACCCTTGGCGAATTGCCTCAATTGCCCTGTTTGCGCTCTTGTAAGGAGCTGTGGCAGGGATCACCACTATATCGGCTCGGGCAAATTCTTCCAACATGGTCTCATGCGACCAAGGAATTGCCCCATCAAAGTTTGACACCACCCGCAAGGGATAACCCTCTAAATCAGGCAGTATGCGTTTTAGGCTTTCACGGTTGACATGATGCCCATACCAAAGCAAATTAACCCCATTACAGTGCGGTGGCATCTCGGGGTACTCATAAGGGTCAGAAATAACAGTAGCATCCCGCCCCAACTTTTTAATTCTTTTCGCCATTTCGGTGGTTGAACAAGTTACAGCATCCGCAAGACGCAATGCCTCTTGGTAGTGCATCCAATCAAAATGGTCATCGCAAAAGTCCACCACCACCCATGCGCCTCGGGCTTTGGCTCTTGCCATCACCATCAGCTCATTGGCTTGCGGCTTGGTAAACACCAACGTGTCAGCGGTCAAGTCGTTCTGGCTTGCCCAATCACCCGCCGGTATCTTAGAACGGTAGCGCCAGCTCGCGGCGTTCTTGTCGCCCCAATGGATAAATGATGTACGGTTGTTTAGGTCTGTTTTAACATTAATAATGCCGCCCAATTCCATTATGTTTTGTTCGCGCTTCTTGATGATGGCTTGGATCAATCCATGCCCATGCCCATTGAACACCGCATCAGGTAGGTAGTCGTAGTAGGTCTGGAAATGCTCGGCTTGCAGCGCCATCGCGGTATTGCAATAAAAGGTCTCGCCTTGCGGGTCAATCTTGACCTCAATCAATTGGTCGCCATCTTTGAGTCTTTCGCCGTTGACCCTGAGCATTTGGTCGGTGTTACAAGAGTCAAAGCCAAACAGCTCAAACTTTCTGTATCCAAGGACGTAGAACAGCGATATAGCCCTTAATCCCGAGGTTGTACCGCCACCTATCAGCATGGAGTTTTTAGGGCGATCCTGACCCTTTTTGACGTATGGATGCCATATTGTGACCTGATGCCCATCAAGGTTGTCAAACATTGCTGGATGGCACTGACTGGCAATCATGTAATGCACTTCTTTGCGTGGTGCGTAAAACGCAATGCGGTGCTCTTGTGGGTCAATGGCTAAGGCATAGTCGGGTATCACGCCTTGGGCTATAAGCCAATCGTGTGCGCCCTTGATCGCCACAATTGGCGACCCCTCTGCTTTCATCTTTTTAATAAGCTCTACCTGACCCCTTACGCTTGGTGCGCTTGCCACTAACAGGACAGACCCAGTTTTTGCTGGCTCGGCTTGTTTGATTTGTGGATAGCCTCTTGCAATTGCGGCATCCATGTGGGCAAACAGTGTCTCGTCTTCAGCGACACATTTTCCAGTTATTTTTAAGGGTACAGAACTCATTAAAAAGACACCCCGCTTTATGGGCAGGGTGTCAGTCTGGTTTAGCCTGCGCCAACCATGATTAAGCCTGCATTGTTGACCATACAGAATGGTGCTGATGCAGAAGTGGCAGATGTATTAGCCACGATACCTTGGATGAAACCGGCTGACACGGTTGTGTCGTCCAATGATCCAGCGGTAGAAGTGGTGTACAAAGGCACTTTAGGATTGCATCCGGCCAACAAGTTAACTTGCAACATACCGTTCAAGCCAACCCAGCCGTAATAGCTAGAGGCAATTGCGGTTTGTGCAAAACCAACCATGTTGAAACCCAAAGCCGCAGCGTTTGTGGTGGTCACAGGCACAGCTCGCATCACAGGAGTCAAGCTCGCTGAGTTTGCGTAAGTGCTCATAATCACCGCATCAAATGCGTTGATGGTGGATTCGGCGCGGACAAACATATACACGCCGTTGTTGGAGGTGCTCACCCGAGTACCAGGGGTAACAGGGAACAAAGTTGTAGAACCGGCAGATGTGCTCGCATAAGTAGCGGTCAAATCAATACCAATTTTTCCATCGGTGACGTAATCAGCCATGATTTTGCTCCTTATTCAGTCATAACGCCTTGGAACTGGAGTCCCGAGGCAGTCATATTGCCAGCCCAGCCAATCAAGCGCACGATGGCATCTTGGTTAGTGGACATACGCTCATCACCGATCGGAACAAAGTTACGATTTGCGTGAGGACGGAAGAAAATGTACTTCGTGTTAAGGAAGTAACCAGTGGATGTCGGAATATTACCGCCGATACCACCGTCAAGAACAACGTCAGCGTTCATGTACTTGGAAGCAACAAAGCCGAGTTCAGCCATCTTGCTTGAGCCAGGGAAACGCTGAATGTTTTGCAGAGACGACATAAAGAAGCCCCACAAGTTGTTATCCAACAAAATCAAATCGACTACATCAGAGCCGCGACTTGTCTTTGCATACAGACGGTTGAAACCGGTCTGAATGTTGGAGCTGGATGCAGATGCGCCCAGATCGCCAGAGAAGTCGAAAGTCTGGTTTTGCCAGAATGACCAAGTTGCACGGTCAATGCCGCCAACCACACCAGTGGATGGAGACGCAACCACCATAGCTTGCAAACCAGTGATTTGCTTGCCGTTGTTGGCTGTACCGTCAGAATAGATACCAGTAGAGATCAAGTTCTCAATGGATGCCTCGGCAACGTCCAAACGTGCGTCAAACAAATCAATGATCTGTTCTTCGCCGCTGTTTTGGAGCATTTCCAAACCATTGATAGTGACTGCTACGGCTGCCTGTTTAATCGGGAACTGAGCCGCACTGATCACGTCCGCAGGGGAAATGTTCAATACTTCAGCGCCTGAGTAGTACATGGCTGTTGAGTTTGCTTGGAATGACAATTCTTGCAGAATGGTCGAACCACCGGTAAAAGGCTTGTAACGGCCTTTCTCGCGCAGGCGAGTCAGCAACGCATTGTTTTTGGTCACGTTATCGGCAACGATGCCGGAGCGTGATTCAATGGTAGTTGCTAAAACGTCTGAGTAATTACTATTGGCGTATGCCATGATTTACTCCTTGTTTAAAAATTTGCCGACCGTAACGCATTTGCGATAACAGCTCGGCGGTCTGATTGACTTACTGGGCCAGAGACTGCGCCGCCTGGTGCGCCCCTTACCTGTACAGCCGCTTGTCTTGCTTTTTGAACCTGATTCTGTGCGGCGTAGCTTTGTTGCTGTTGAGCAAATAAACTTTGTGCCAATTGTGGATCAAGTCTTACAGCGGTGTCATATGCCACTTGCAATTTCTCGCGTTCTGACATATGACTGATGTCCCCTAGAACTTGCGGCGCTTGGAGAAGCGACAACATACGGTCTTGGACTGCCTCAAAGTGTGCGTTTGCGGGGTCGCTCGCAAACTGCTGGATTACAGAGAGTGCTCTGTTTTCATTCTGTTTCTGTGCCTCGTACTGGCTCTGCGTGATGTGTTGCGTGAGCTGCTGTACTTGTTGCGCCAGTTGATTGTAGTGAGAATCTTGCTGTGGTGGGGCTTCGCCGCCAAAATAAGCAGCCACTTGATCCAATGGGATTTGGAACTGCTGAATCATCTGCGCGACCGCTTGCGACTTTTGCTGTGGTGTGCCTGTTCTCAGCAATGCCGCAGTCTGAAGCAATGGGCCGATCGCTTGCGCCGGTGTGCTGTTCTCGTTTCGCAAAATCCATTCATACGGCGCAAATTGCTCAGTGATTGCCCGAGCCTCTGCGTCCCGCTGTTTGTATGAGGTGATGCCCTTTTCGTAATCGGCATCCCGCTGAGCAAAGGCTTGCTGTAACTCAGGCGGTGCTTTTTCCCAATGTTCCTTTAGCTCAAGGCGCAGGCTTTTGGGCATCTCAGCTCTAGGCTTGTCTGCCATCTGAGGCGCTTGGGTTTGGTCAGTCGGGAACTTAGGGGCAAACTTGCCACCCTCTCGGGGCTGGCTTGCGGCGTGTTTGCCACGGTTTGTCGGTGTTTTGGTCAGTGCCTCACGAATCGTGTCGGCTCTGCTTTGCGGCTCGGCTGGCGCTGATTGAGGCGCTTCGACCGCTGGGGTTTCGGGTGCTGGTGTATCTACTGTGTCGGGTGCGACAACTTCGTTTTCCATCACTTCATCCTTTTCATTTGTTCCAAAGTCATTTTGATCATCTCCTTGCGCTCAGGCATGGGACGGTTGTGTAAACGGTTTGCCATCTCTACGTTTAGGTTAGACATCTTAACAGGTGCAATCGGTGCGCCTGGTCGGTCAAACTCTTGTACGGTCTGCAATTGACCGCGCAGCCTGTCTCGGTGCGCTTCTTTCTTCTTGTTCCACTCGGCTTGGGCATATTTAATGTCCGAATGCCCCATCTCGATTGAATCGGTGCGCTTGAGGTGGTCACGCCACTGCTTTCTGCCCTCAATCATTACGCCATCAGGTGACATGAATGGGGCAATGTCGCCCATCACTGCGGTGTATTCACCAGATCGACCCTTAGATTTTTCGTAAGGCTCGCTACCGTCAGATGGAAATACCCATGTTGTTCTCACATCATCTCCAAGATCATTGCAATATCTTCTTCATCACGTTTGAGCTTAACACGCACTTCAAGGTCTTTGACCCTTTGCATGAGCAAATCATAATCAATTTGTTTTCTGACCGCAACTTCTATTGTTTGCTCAGGCGATGAAGTAATTTCTTCTCTTACTTCGGGCGGCAGACCAAACAGCGCTTCTTGCAACTTGAGTTTGCGCTGACCTTCTAGCTTTCGGTCTTTAGCCCATTGTGCATCGCGCTTTTTTTCGTCAAAGCCAAAGTGACCACCAAGCAAAATGTCCTCTACTGGCGTGGGTGCAACTCCAACGCCAATTGTGGCAAATGGCAGCTCCGCAAACGATGCGTAACCAAACATTTACGCCCCCCAAGTGGCAGATGGTGCGGCTGTCACCCATAAACTTGTTGCCGAGCTGTAAACCAATATATCGCCATTGTTTGGGTTTTGTGCCGACACATCGTGCAGCTCATCCATCTCGTAACCGTTTTGGATTCTGACCTCAATTGAGCCTTGATTAACATGGCTGCGGGTTACAACGCCCACATAAACCAAATGATTAGGCGCATATTGTTTGGTGGATGTGTATTCGCCAGCTACTGAAGAACTTAAATAAAGCTGTGTGCCAGCGGCATATGCAAAAGTATCCAGCCCCGCAATATCGCCAGCCAAAATTGCATAACCGTTATTGTTTGTTGAAATATCAGCCAAAACCAAACCAAGCGTTTGAGCAGAAGTGGAGTCGCCTGTTGCAAGGGCTTTGGTGACGGTAGGCTTGTTACCGGAAGCGCCATTGATGTAGACAACCGTTCCCTTGGTTAAAGTTTCGCCAGTTTCATTGCGAACCTCAGTAATCAATCTTGGTGAAGAATAAACCTTTGCCTCAATTTCAGAACCAGTTTGGTTAATTGTGACGCTACCATCATCCGACACAATAGAGGTTATTGTGTGTTCAGCAGGCAATGTGACAAATACATCCTTTGTGCCAGCCGCAAGATCAAGTTTTGAGCCTGTGGATGATGAAATTACGGTCGTTCTAGCTAGTGTCCCGCTAGAGTAAGTACCGATTCCCACTTCCCATTGAGCGCCGCCCGAAATGGTGTAGTAGGTCGTATTACCGTTACCAATGACCGCAAAAGACTGAAACCCTACAACCGAGCCATTTAGCGTAATCGTTCCAGTACCTGTTGAGGTGGTGGTTTGTCTTACCCGATCAGCAAGGGCTAGGCTCATGTGGTCTCCACGCCTATGACAAGACCGTCAGCACCCCTGATGACTTTCTTGGGTGCGGTGAGCCTTTGCATAGCAGCGCCAATGTTCTGCATTGATTCACCATGCAAGTTTGCCATGTTGTCGTGCAAGGCGGTTATTTTGTCCATTGCTTGGACAATTGTGCCGCCCAACTCATTGGTTATTTGTGCAGCCGCTGCTTCAACCACTGGTAGGTCGACACCAGGGTTGCTACCAATCCTTGCCACCATGATCTTAGTCGCTGCGTCAAGTTCTGCTTTCCATCGTTCATATTCTTCCCTTCCAGCCATCTCTCTGGCTTTGATTTGAAGCTCATTATTCTGCTTAATTGTTTCAAAATCGGCCTTCATCTGAGCCAATTGCATCTCAGCCTCGACCTTTGCTTGGTGCATCTGCATCTCAAGCTGTGCCTTGCCTTGCTCAATCTGTGCCTGCGCTTGCATTTTCATTTGCTCAGACTGGGCTTGTGCTTGCATCCGCATCTGCTCTGCTTGCTGTTCAGCTTGCATCTGAAGCATCTCGGGCGGCGGGCCGGGCTGTTGCTGTGTCGCAGCATCTGCCTTGTCTTGCAGTGCTTTCATCGCCCTTTCAACCGCGCTCTCCAATCCACGACCGGCTCTAAACCGGCGTACAAGGAATAACAGCATTTCTGAGGCCATAGGCAAGGTCTCGGGCGCTTGGGTAATCATGGGAATTGCCTCACGCAGGAACATACCAATAGCTTGGATGGCCTCTTGTGCGCCTTGCTTTTCTGCCTGCTCGTCAATCTGCGCCAAGCTGTCAGCCTCAACTGCAATGTGGAAATCGCGGATGGTGCTGTTCGATAGCATCTCCAATGCCGCTTGCAACATTTGCGGGTCTTGACCGTCTGGTGTATTCATTACGCCAGACATCTGCACAATCAGCTCAGGCGGGTAAAACTTACAAATAACTTGCGCTTTGAGCTTAAAGATGTCAGTGGCAAACCGAGCCACATCGCCTTGGCTGCTCTTTAACCGCAAGCTACCAAAGTTGGCTTTGAGTTGTTGAGCACCAAGAGTTTCTTGGGCTTTGGACGATCCACGCAAGATGTCCGATATGCCCATGATCTCGTAGATCGATTGCTTGACCTGTTCTCTGGCCGCATACAGCTCCCGCAAGGTCACAATGATCTGCGAGGTGTCCATCATGTCGATAGCGCCCTTTAAGCCGCCCTTTTCCGACATTGCCGCCCATCCAGTGACAGGGAATAGCTTGTTGTCCACGCCCTCGCTAAACATCCGCGCCAGCTCTTTAAACTCAGCATTGAACACGCCAACCGCTTTACAAGCCTTTGTCAGCAAATAAATGCGTTGCGTTAAGTTGTCCAGCTCTTGCGCCTGATCCTCGTACTCGCAGTAATCAGGTACAGGAATCATTGTGCCGGTGGTGGTGGTTGCCATCAGCGGCTTGGGGCATGGGAAGAACTCATCAAGCTCTAGCGGGTCATCACGCTCATCTAATGCCTGTGGATAACCCTTGGCAATCCAGCAAACCTTAGCGGTGCGCTTGTTCCAAATCTCATAGACCATCGCCTTTTTGTCGTAGGTCATCTTGGCGGTCAATGGATTCTTGCCGTCCATGTCGGTGTTTGAGCTGGTCAGGCTGACGTTGTTGAATACGTCACCAAAGCGCTCGACACCCTCCTCCTTGGTCATGTAGACAGCGCGAGCCACCCACCAGACCTCATCCCATGTGCGAGCTGGTGAATGCAAGAAGTCTGACCAGTAGACGTAATCAATGGGGCTGTGGGCTGCGTCAATGCGCTCTGTCGGGTCTTCAATTGTGTTGTAGACCTGCGCCTCATCCTGTTCCATCTCGCCCTCAACCTCGGGGCGGTCATTGACAATCACAGGCTCATAGCGAATCCATGCTGTACCGCGACCGGGCAGCAATCTATCCTGCACCGCACCAGACATGGCAGCGTCAAAATCACCGAATTGCATGGTCTCGTATTCCATGACACGCTCGAGCATCGTGGATGCCAATCGACCCACAGGGTCTTGATCCATGTATCTGCGTGAGACTTCGGGCTTGGCTTGTCTGCCGTACAAGGCAGGGAACAGCACTTGGATGTTTGACCACAGGATGTTGAACTTCATCCTTGGCATCTCGATGGCATCCCGTTCATCCCGATACCGCTTGACAACCTTTAAGCCGCGCTTTTCCCACTTATCAAATATCTTGATGGCGGTCTCAATCTGGTCATGCCAGTACGGGCCTGAGTCTTCCCCCTCGTATGCGCCGTTTTCTGCGTACATATCAGTTACCGCTAGAGAAGAAGAATGTCACATTCAATGCAGTGCCGGCAATAGTCGCATGAAGACTTGATCCAACATTAGCAGGGAATCGGTGAAACCCAATGGCTGGCGTGATCGTGCCGCACATTACAGTGCCGCCTGACCCGCCATCTCTAAGCACCAAAGTGCCCCCGTTAGTGCTGTTAACGTAGAAACCAATCAACTGGCAAGGGCCTGTGCTGACTGCGCCTGTTTCGGTGATGTTTTTGTATCCACCTACTTCTGCTACTGGCTGGCTCATATGCGTTCCTCTTTATGTTGCATCTCATAGTCCCACAGCTCATCAAGTGTGATGGTTTGCAGGGTCTTGCCCTTGGGCGGTGTTTGATCTCTTGCCTCTTGTCGATAGGCTACTGCCAACATTCTAAACGCATCTGCGGGGTGTGAGCACCAGTCATGGCGTGGAGTTTGACGAAAAGTTTTCTTGTCTTCATCGTATTCCCGCTGGTATTGCCTTAACGCTTCCAACCCCTCATCGCATCTGGAGTCAAAGTAACAGATGGGCAGGATCATCCGCACCGCTTGGATGCCGTCTTGTATGCCAATCTCAGGCACTATGGCGAGCTTGCTCATGCCGCCCAGATGTGCAGCCAATTGCTCGACAATCGACTTACCCCCCGAGGCCAAGGTTTTGGCTCTGGCATCATGCGGCAAGAAATGGCGGGTGTATCGGTAGCCCTTGGCTATAACCGTATTGGCTAATTCCTCAATGCTTGCGCCGGATACAGCGTAATAGTCCATTACCCTGATTTCACCTCTGACCACCTGATACCACCAGATTGCCGTATCGTCTCGATAGCCTAAGTCCCATGCGGTAAATACTGGCGCTTCAGGCTCAAACGGTAGCTCACAAATCCTGCCTTCGTCATCAGCAAGGCGCATTTCTTGACCGTAAAACGCACCAAGGATGGCGGCATCAAAGCTGCACTCGTATTCTTGATCGTACTGGTCTTGGCTTAACTGAGACCGAGCTGCCTGCAATTCTGAGTCTGGCAGTAGCTTGGACACCGAGGCCGGTAGGCGTAACAGAAACCAGTCTGGCACTACTTGGCTTACCTTGTAAATGTCGTGGAACTGGTTTTTGCCCTTTGGCGTTCCCCCAAACACAGCCCAGCCGAGACGGTCACTCAAACAAGGCCGAATGATGTTTCCCCAAACGCTTGGCCTAAAGTCACCGTATTCGTCCATATAAACGCCGTTGAAGCCCATGCCCCGCATTGAGTCAGCGTTGTCAGCCCCAAACAGCATGATCTTTGCGCCGTTCACCAGCTCGACCGCTAAGTCAGCTTCATTGGTGTTTTTGGTGATTGGTGCTGCGTAGTGCTTAAGGTAATCCCATGCCACCCGCTTGGCTTGGCTTCTAAACGGTGCTATGTAGGCATACTGTGCGCCCTTGCCGCTTTCGGTGATTGCTCGCTTGATCAGGTCGTTGATTGCCGCTACGGTCTTTCCAGCTCTACGGTGGGCAAGTAGGCACGACCATCTTTCAGTCCTTAAGTGGAACGGCATGAAAGCCGCCCTTGGGCTGTATGGCAGGATTACTTCACGCCGCCCCATGTCACCACCATTTCTACCGGCCCATCGTCCTTACCGGTGATCTCAGTCCTTGCCAGCTTGGGTACATGGTATTCAACCACTGATTGGAATAGCTCAAAGGCTTTGGCAGGGTTGGGTTTTATGTCATGCTCAGGAACACCCATAGCAACCTCATCAAGCCACTGTGCGAGTCGGTGAGCATTACCATCCACGAACATCGCTATGGCCTCTCTAGCTTGCGCTGTGACCTTATTAGGCGTACCCGCAGACCTACCGCCAGCTTTTTTTCTATTCTTAACTACTTTAGTTATCTCATTCATAATAAAGCATTACGTTATTCAATG